CATATGGACATCACTCCACCTAGTACGGTGGAGCCAAGCATTGTTATTAGTTCTAGTGGTAATCCAAACATTATACTTCCTTAAATGTTTTCTATGCCAGCTAAGTATCTTTCTCTAGCATTTCTTAACATTTGTTTAGTTGCTTCTAAATCATGTTGAGCCTGATTGCCTGAACCATATCGGCTTTCTCCTTGTCTAGCTATAAGAACTCCCTCATCATTATATGTGTCTTCAGGCACTGGGTACGATGCCCACTCTTTAGCCATATCAGCAACAGCTTGATTTAGTGTTACACCAGATTTACCCTGTATATAATCTCTTAGATTTTCTCTCTTTGATCCAGCTAAATATTTTGTTGCTATATTATCTTGTACACTAGGGGTAAACTTTTCATCACCTGAAACTATACCAGCACTTATAGCTGCTTGCATTGTTTCTGGTATTATTTGATATGCACCGACTGCAAACATTTCTCTGTTTCTTTGTGCTTCTTCGGTTGTTGCATCTACTGCTAAAAGTTCTTCAGTTGAAAGTCCTGTATTACCAGTTTGAGCATTTAGTATTTCATTGATAGTCATTTCAACTAGAGGCTTGTTATACGTATCAGAGTAATAACTACCAGATACCCTAAACCTATCTGCCAATGAACTTGTGCCATTGTTTGCCGCACCATAACTACCTTCACCCTCGCTTATATTTGCAAGCATTGCATCACTTGACCTTGTTGCTGCAACTGCATTAATAGAGTTACCCCTTGCCAGTGCTAGTTTAGTTTCATCATTTAGCTCTCCTGTCACAGGTATTCCATTATTATATTGAAAACTTTTTAAAGAGGTTTCTGTATTTTTTCCAGTTACACCATCAATGGGCTGTCCTTGATAGTATCCTTTTTGTTTTAGTATAGTTTGTGCGGCTTTTAGTTGAGTTGCTTGCGATTTCTTATATAGATTTCTTACATTTTTTGTGTTTGGATTAGCCCCTAGTCCTTCTGTAATAGTTTGAGGTACTTCATCATACCCCCCCATTACAGGAGCAAGCTCAGTAACGGTAACGTCTGGTCTATCAGAAGTAGACATCAAACCTTGCCTAGTCTGTGGGTTATTCAGATCAGATAAATCCTCTGGTGCAAAGATACGTTGATCCATAGGTACACCAGACTGGGAGAACTGTGCGTCTGGGTCTACACTATCAACAAAATCTTTTGCCCTCTCCATCTCTTGTGGCTTCGGTATAACTATAGTCTCACCTTCAATTATAAGATCAACGTTATCTATCTTGTTTACCTTTGCTAGATCAGCTACGCTAACACCTTCTTTCTCAGCAATCTGAGATAGAGTGTCTCCTCTTTTTATGGTGTACTCTTTACTGTTTGGTGCTACTCTTTGCAAGAGACTATTGATAGAATTCTTCATCAAGTTTTTATTAGCACTAGCAGGTGGTACTACATCATATCGCATGTTACCTTCATTTGGTATACCGCTATAAAACAAAGGAGGTGCTTTACTGTAGTCTACTGCATCTCTTATTCTAGCCTCTATAACTCCTGGATTTATAGGCCCACGAAACATCGGTCCTCTATATACTTTTGAAGGATCTACTTCCGTATCTTTTGGATCATCTCCACCAAAAAATTTAAACAATTCAACAGCTTTATTTTTTACTGTGTCTACGAATCTTGTCGGTGGTTCAGGCTTATCATCCTTTGGAAAGGTAGGTATTACATCATACGTACTACCTCTTTCAAACGGCTTAGAGCCTAGCCCTTTTGTCGGGCTACCACCAAACTTTTCTGCAGGGTCTGGCCCCATACCACTAAATCCACTACCCCTAGATGGTTTAGGATCTACTTTTTTATTAGATGGACGAGATCTACCATACTGGTCATACATTTCTTTTTGAGTGAACTTTGGATCGTACATATTATTTTCCCAAACCTTTGAATGGATTAAAACTTCCGAGGATAATGTCTGTTGCGCCTTTAACAAGCTCATTAACAAAATTACCAGCAGCATTTTCAAGTAGTTTTCCTGATTCGCCATTAGCTTCTATCTGTGCTTCTAGTATCTTTGTTGTTCTGTCTGCTGCACTCTCACCAGACTGCCAAGCCCATGCTAACAGATCTCGCTCACGTTGTATAGAGTTATTATACATTGTGGATGTAAGATTGTTAGCTACTAGTGCTGCGTCACGGTTAGCTTGATTAGCTGCTGCGTTGGCTGCTGTAGTAATGGCTTGCGCCCATGCAGCGTTTGCTTGTGCAACTATCAGGTGGTTCTGTGCGTTGAACTGGTCACGTGCATTAGTCTGTGCTGTATTGAACTGAGACAATGCATTTAATTCACCTGCGTTGAAACGGTTGATAGCGTTAATCTGCTCTGCGTTAAACCTTTGTACTTGTGAACCCAGTCCTGCAAAGAACTGATCGGTTTGCATCTGACTTGTGGCATTAAACTGTCTTGAAGCATTTACTGCAGCAGCATCACTAAGTATAGCTTGAGCAGTTTCTTGTGATTTTAGAATAGTCATTTGCTGTTCATTACTTAGATTAGCCATGTCCATAGCAAGAAAAGATTTAGCATTCTGTACATTAGCAGCTTGTCTGTTATCTAAGTTACGTAAATCTATTTGAGTTAATGTAGCTGCATCTGCTAAAACTTTTGCTTGTCTAGCGTCTAGGTTAGCTAAGTCTACAGTCTGCGCCATCTTAGCATTCTCTAATGCCACCTGTTGGTCTGCAGTAAAGTTTATATTAGCTATCTCAGATATACGTGCTGCGTTTCTTACCCTAGTCTGAAACTCTTGATCAAACTCCATACCTAAGAAGCTGGCACGTTGTTCAGCGTTAAGTAAAGCTACTTCCTGTTTGTTGGATGCATCTATCTGTGCTATAGGTAAAGCCGCTTCCATACCTGCTTGTACAATAGCCATACCTGCCATGCTTGAAGCTGACAGTCCACGTGCAGCCATTGCTGCTGTTGCATTACGCATAGCACCTGCTGCCCATGATGGTGGATCACCTCCTTCAAAGTCTTCCATCAAAGTATCTAGCTCAGTCTTTACAGATGCAGCTTTGGTCTTTGCTATGGTAGAGTCTACTCTTCCTTGATCTACAGCAGAGCCAGATATTAGTTGGTCTGGTGTTACTTCTAGTGGATCAGGAGCATCTACTGTTTGTGGTTCCCCTATTTGTGCAGCACGTAGCTTTAGTGCTGCTGCTGAAAAAGGGTCCATTTGTGAAGGATCAACAAGAGAGTTTGGATCTAACTCGCCTTGTGCTGCTAAATAACCATCCAAGGCTGCTTTTAAATCTTCTTGTGCTTTATACGCTTCATACTCTGGTGGTGACATGGCAGCAATTTCTTCTGCTGTTGCTGCTGGTCCTGTTAATGTAGCCAATGCCTGTGCTGCTGTTCCTGCTTGACCTGTGCCTTGTGGTACAAGTGCTGCTGGTCCACCGTCTGCTGCTACAACACCTGCTCTAGTTACCATAGCATTAGGATCATTACCTATTTGTTGAGATAGCAGTGAACCACTCGGCATCGTTTTAGAAGGGTCTTTTGGTGCAGTTGTTATGCTCCCACCACCGGGAAGAAGAGTAGTGGTTGAACCATCAGGGTTTACAACAGTGGTTTCAGGGCTTGGGCGAGGTATGATTGAGCTACCTCCAATGCTTGGAAGATTGATTCGCGTACCGCCACCACCGCCGCCACCGCCGCCACTGGCATCTCTACCAAATATATCTTTGCCTAGTCTCTCCATATTCGCTCTACCTACATCTTCAGCAGTATAGTTTTTATTTGTCGCTGGATTTCTCATAGAAGTCATTTGAGAGGCTGGAAGCTTAGCTGCGCTTGAATATCCTGATCCAAAACGTGCTTTATTACTTTGATACGCTTTTGTTGCTGCTGTTCTATCTTTATAGTCTTGAGTTTGCTTAGATGGATTAAATGCCATTGACAAATCATTTTTTATTCCACCAAAAAAGCTACCTTCTTTTGCACCAACAGGCTTGCCCTCAACCATCTGCCTAGCTGCCATAGTGTACTTACCCATCTTGGCTGCTGCTGCAGGACTAGCTGCTAGGAAAGCATTGATAGACTTTTGATCACTAGGTCCACTATAGCCCAACGCTGG